AAGATTCAACAGCAGCCAAAGCAAGGACAGTAACATGGTAATCACTTCAGTACAATTTCAAGATGCTATTAACCAAATCAACGCCAAGTTTGAAGAACTTGAAAACAAGATTAAGGAACTAGAAGCTAAGAATGAAGCGAAAAGGACAACGCAGACGCGCAAGACTAAACAGGAAGCTGCTTGATGAGCGACAAGAAAAAAGACTCACGGCTGGAGAGAGCAGGAGTATCGGGGTACAACAAACCCAAGCGAACCCCTAATCACCCAACTAAAAGCCATGTCGTTGTCGCTAAGGAAGGGGACAAAGTAAAGACTATACGGTTTGGTCAACAGGGTGTAAAGACTGCGGGTAAGCCAAAAGAAGGTGAGTCAGCTAAACAAAAAGCACGGCGAAAGTCCTTTAAGGCTAGACATGGTAAGAATATTGCTAAAGGTAAAATGTCTGCTGCATATTGGGCTGACAAAGTAAAATGGTAGAAAGGACTAAAAACATGATGGAATCTGAGTTTATACCTGTATTTGATGACCCTGAAACAAGCGTTTTGCGGCTCAACTCAGAGACAATCTCCTACTTAGGAGGTTCCCTCATTGAAGCACAAGACCCTGATGTACAGCTAGAGATTCTGGAGATGATTAAACAGCACTCTGCTTTTGTCCTAGAAACTAGCGCAAAGATAGTAAACAAAAAGTCCGGCAAGTTACGGGCAGTATAACAAGGAAAAACAATGACCGATAACGCAATCAAGGTGCCACAGTGGGCGCTACCAATCGCAGCAGCCGCTGTTAGCCTAGCAGTTGCTTGGGGTGTCCTACAGGCTAACACAGCTCACGCATCAGAGGACAGGCAGCGCATAGCCCAGATAGCAGAGGAAGCCGCAAAAAAGGCTCAGGCCAACGGCCAAGCACAGGCAGTAACGGAGCAGAAGGTGGAAGCGATAGTCAACTCTCTGGCTCGTCAGGAGAAGATTCAGGAGAAGACCAACGAACAGATACAAGCTCTCGTACAGGCTCTCCTAGCCAAGTAGACTATGACCCAAGAAACCCAACTCTGTTCTGCGACATGCGTGAGTACAGGATGCTACGCTATGTGCAACCACCAGCAGAGCGACACAGAGTCGCAAAGAACTGGCTGCTGTTCAACAAAGGACAGTGCGGATACGGTGCGGAAGTGTATGTGCGCAATCAAGGCCCAAGAATCCTTGGCACAGCATGGGACACCCAGCTACTAATTTTAACTTGGGACTTGAAAAAGCCCACAGCTATTAAGAAACAGGCTGTCAAGAAAAAGAGAAGAATCTAATGGAGACCATGCTCATCTTTATGCTGGTTATTCTTGAGAAGAATGTGCCAACACTAGAGATAGCATTCCGTGAGTTGACTTCCTGCTTAGAATACAAGACAGCCCTAGTGCATCAGGATGTTGGTCAACACGCCATTGTAATGCCTAAGACCAGACACTTTGATGCTTATTGTGAACCCAGAGTAGTACCTGTATCTGAAGTAGGTACTAAACTGTTACTTAGAGACCCACCCAAAACGGAGGAAGACTGATATGCCAATGGGAAAAGGAACTTACGGAAGCAAAGTAGGACGCCCACCTAAGAAGAAAAAAACAATGCAACGGCGACCTGCACGCAAACCTGTTAAAAAGTAAAAATAATACTTGACTTTTTAACAAAAGTATGGTATAATCTAACTTGTATCTTAAACTAATTAAGGGAATACATAAGATGACTAAAGAACTTGAAGTTTACTTTGCTAACTACTTTGAGATGTTTCGTTCAGAAGGTTGGAAACAACTTCTTACTGATCTAAACCAAAATGTAGCGCAGATAAACTCAGTTGAACAAACAACAGATAATGAGAACTTGCACTTCCGTAAAGGACAACTTGCAATACTTGCTACTCTGTTTAACCTAGAAACTCAAATTAACAATGCTGAGAAAGAAGCTAAAGAAGAACCACAAGAAGAACTAGAGCTAGAAGCATAATGTTCAAATTGTACGACTTCAAGTGTCTTGATGGGCATGTATTTGAAGCATTAGTCACTGAAGACCGACACACTATTAGGTGCGAAAAGTGCGGTTACAGTGCTAAAAGGATTATCTCTCCTATCAGGTCTAAACTTGATCCCATCAGTGGGGACTTTCCTGACGCTACTAGGCGTTGGGCTAAGGCTAGGCAGAGTCACATCCAATATGAGAAAAAGCAAAGTTCGTAGCTAGAACCCTTTTTTTAATCTCTCCACAATACTAAGGTACGGAGTTTAATAATGGCTAAAATAATTGAGCGTGAGGATGAGCAAGCGTCACAAGAAGACGTATTTGCTGAACAACAACAACCGGAAGTGGAAGAACAGGTAACTCCTAGCGAACCTGATATTCCTGACAAATACCAAGGTAAGTCTGCACAGGAACTTGTACAGATGCACCAAGAAGCTGAGAAGCTATTGGGGCGACAAAGTTCTGAGGTAGGTGAACTACGTAAGGTTGTCGATAACTACATCCAAGCACAACTCACACCGGCACCACAACAAGAAGAACAAGTCGAAGAAGTAGACTTCTTTACTGATCCTGAGAAGGCAGTAGCGCAGGCTATCCAGAATCATCCTAAGATTAAGGAAGCTGAATCAGTAAGTCAACAGTACAAGATGCAAACTGCATTGTCTGCACTGAAGACTAACCACCCTGACATGGAGAGTATCCTAAAGGATACAAAGTTTGCAGAGTGGATTCAAGCATCCAAAATCAGGACGAAGCTGTTTGTAGCGGCAGACAAGCAGTACGACTACGAAGCTGCTGATGAGCTTTTCAATCTTTGGAAAGAACGTCAACAGATGATTGGTCAGGCTGCAACTGCTGAAAAGCAGAGTCGCAAGCAGGCAGTTAAGAACGCTAGTACAGGCAATGCCCGTGGTAGCTCTGAGTCAAGCCCTAAGAAGATCTATAGACGCGCAGACATTATTAAACTTATGAAAGAAGACCCACATAGGTATGCTGCTCTACAAGACGAAATAATGAGAGCGTATGCTGAAAAGAGGGTCAAATGATATATCTGAGGAGATATTAAATGACTGATTCTACATATCCCGCTACTGGGGGGTTTGTTGACAATACTAGCGCAGCAACCTTTATCCCAGAAATCTGGAGCGATGAAATTATCGCTGCATACCAAAAGAACCTTGTTCTAGCCAATCTTGTAAAGAAGATGTCAATGGCTGGCAAGAAAGGCGACACTATCCATGTACCTAAGCCTGTACGTGGCGATGCACACGCTAAAGCAGAGAACACTGCTGTAACTGTGCAGAACGCTACTGAAGGTGAAGTGCAGGTATCCATCAACAAGCACTTTGAATACTCACGCTTGATTGAGGATATTACTGATGTACAAGCCTTGTCTTCTTTGCGTCAGTTCTATACTGAAGATGCTGGTTATGCGCTGGCTAAGCAAGTTGACACCGACCTGCACTCTCTGGCTACAGGCTTGGGTAGCGCGGGTTCTACATCTTCCACCTACTTGAACAATGGTGGTACTTTCTTCGTAGATAACTCAAGCTCTAACGCTCTGACTACCTACGCTGCTGATACTGTAACGGCTTCAGATGTTTTTGTTGACTCTGCATTCCGTGCTATCATTCAGAAGCTGGACGATGAAGACGTACCAATGGACGGACGCAGCTTTGTTGTTCCTCCTTCAGTACGTAACACCATCATGGGTATTGACCGCTACGTTAGCTCTGACTTTGTAAACAACGGTCAGGTTACTAACGGCCAGATTGGTCAACTTTACGGTATTGACGTTTACGTTAGCACCAACTGCCCTGTAGTCGAAGCTGCTGCTGATAACTCAGCTAGTTCAGTAGACTCTTTGGGCGCACTCTTGTTCCACCGTGATGCATTGGTCATGGCAGAGCAGATGGGTGTTCGTTCTCAAACTCAGTACAAGCAAGAGTTCCTCTCTAACTTGTTCACTTCAGACACTCTGTACGGCACCGCTGTACTTCGTCCTGAAGCTGGTTTGACTTTGGTTGTGCCTAAGTAACAACCGCTAAGCATGGGGCTGCTTCGGTGGCCCCTAGCTTTCTTTTTAAGGTGAGTATATGTGGCAAACACTGATTGGCCCTATAGCAAACATAGCTGGTACTTTCCTTAAAAATAAAGCTGCTGAAAAGCAAGCTGTCCATGAATCCAAGATGCGCCGTATTGATGCGGACGCTGATTGGGAAACTCAACAAGCCGCAGCATCTCAGTCCTCTTGGAAGGACGAGTGGTTTGCTATTATCCTAAGTTTACCGTTGATAGGTGCCTTTATACCGTCAATGGTTCCATACGTTGAGCAGGGGTTTATTGTCTTGTCTACAATGCCAGACTACTACAAAGCATTCCTTGGTGGCGCTATAGCTGCCAGCTTTGGTATCAAAACCTTGTCTAGCTGGGGTAGTAAATGAGAGTAGAAGACATTTTCTACGGCGACCCCTTTGAGTCAGGGCTAGCTATGCCCCCCGGCTTCATGGGTGGTGTGGCTGTGCCTGAACCACAGGAAACCCCTACACCAGTTCCTACTGAAGCTACTCAGCAAGAACAAGAAGAGGAACAAGAAGAAGAACAAACAATCCCTGTATTTACTCCATCTTCTGCTGAACAAAGTAATTTAGATATATTAGAAGACGCATTAGTTGATTCTGGTTTACTTTCAACAACTATAGATTTTGGTGCGCCAGCTTTAGCGGGGACAGCTACAGGTATAGGGGCAGGCGGCACTCCTGTTTTTAATTCTACTTTTAATGCTTTAACAAGCGCAGGAGCCACTGCCGCAGAAGCTACCGCAGCAGCCACACAAGCAGCCACCGCAGCAGGGGAAACTATTGCTGCCGACGCCGCTACAGGAGGATTGTTTGGCTTAGATCCTTTAACTTCTGCTTATCTTTTGTACAACATAGGTACAGCAGTAGGCGAAAACATAACAGGACAGACCGACCCTAATCGTTTTGAGCTAACAAGACTTGAACAGTATGATCCAAAAGGCGCATATAAACTAAAAGATAAAACTATAGCACAGCGGAATGAATCGTTAAGAGGATTAGCTTCTGATTTAATTGAGTTAGGTTGGGACGCTGATAGAGGTATAGAGCAACAACTAACCAGAGATAACGACCCTGTAAAAACACAACAGTTTTTAGATCTAGTATATGCTGATCCTTTACTTACGGATTTTTACATAAAAGTAGGTTACTTATCTCCTGACTTGGACGCAGTAAAAGCGGCAACAGAAGTTGAAACACCCCCAGAAACACCTTTAGATGTTATTACTGATGATATAACTTTAGACGATGCTCTTGAAGCAATTGAAGTAGACGATTTTGAAGAAGACATAGCACCACCAGCAATTGACACAGGTGAAACGGGCAGTAGCGCAGCCTCAGCAGCAGCTGAAGCAC